TGAAGCTTCTCAAGAGGGATTCCAAACCGTGTCCAGCGTGCGGCATGCTCATCACTAAGATTGACGGTTGTGATCAGATGTGGTGTACGGCTGAGAATTGTCACACGGCTTTCAGTTGGAAGACGGGACAGAAGGTATATGGGAACATTCACAACCCCCACTTCATCCAGTTTACCCTTCAAGGTGGTCGATTGGAACGTGATGTCGGTGACATTCCATGCGGTGGTATTCCAGACTATTGGATAATAGTGAACCGCATGGATGAACTCAGGAAAATCCATCCCGGCGAAGAGACCCTCTTGATGAAGAAGCAACTCACGTGGTTCAACAGGCTTCTCAGGCATCTGGAAGCCATAGAGCTGCACGCACCACCAGCCGTGAACAACACAGACATCAGAGTTCAATTCATGTTGAACGAGCTACCGGAGTGTAAGTTTAAGTTCGAACTTCAAAAACGTGAAAAAAGAGCAAAAAAGAAAAAGGAGTTTTTGGACGTGACGACCATGTTTGTACACACCGGATCTGATATACTGCGGCACATCGTAGACCTGTTACCCCATGAGCGAATAGTTAGCTATGTCTGGGTGGACATGGATGCCATCAAGGAGCAGATTGACATCATCAACAAGTTACGAAAGTACGCCAATTCTCAGTATGAAAGGATTGGCAATATTTTCGCGTGCGTACCACCTTACATTTCGCGTGACCTCGAGTATTTTAGACATAAGCCTAAGACGGATCGATGAATTTTTCCAACTTTTGTAAATAGTTTTTGTACCGTTCTTCACTGATGATACCCTTGCGTTTAAGACGTTTGTAATGTTTTTCGACTAGAAATATATTATTTTTCATCCATGCATCATGTTCTTTCTCTAGCTGTTCTCTTTTGTGAATATTCATACATTCTCCTTCGTGAATAATTGTTCCACATGAACTACATCCTCTATTTAAAGTACGACAATCCTGACTCTTACATTGGTCACCCAAACTACACTGTCCACCCATCGCCCACCCCCTGAACCCCATGCCAAAGTCTTTATGTATAGCCTGTTCGTGGAAAAGATTCATCTGAATCGTTTCGGTAGCGGGAAACAAGAAACACGTTTGACATGAAAAGACATCTATCTGTACGTTACCATTAAGATTGAATTCCGGATGTATGTCAAGCATTTTCGTTATAAAAATAAAATATTAAAAATGAAATTAATAAAAATATTATTCCTAACGATATTGATGACCATCCAAATATTTTCAAAGTTTTGCTCGGAAAAAAAGAATCACTAGGATTGTCTGGGTCATAACTAACTTCTATTTCACTTTTATCACGATCAGAATTATCTAAAACTTCTATGTAATATTTTTCATCATCAACAATATACTCAGCTACAGCTACACAATTATCATTATTTTCTGTTACCGTTTTACCATTAATCCTAGTAGTAACCCGAGTATTACATGTTTGTGTCTGATAATCTTCTACTTGACTAGATCTAGTTAAGCGTCGTTGATTACGTTTTATTTCTCGTTGATTACGTCTCTCTTGTATTTTTTCTAACAATTTTCTTCTTCTATCACTAAATTTTTGTTCTGATAATGGTCCTATATCAGGGGATGGTCCTATATCAGGGGATGGTCCCACTACATCTTGTTCCGAACTTAAATCTATAGTAGAAATCTTAGCCGTAGTAGTAGTAACTGTCGTATGTGTATCTTTATAATTTATTAAATATACACCACTTAAAATAAAAAATACACCAGAAAATCCAGTCGTAATAATAGCTTTCGTTTTATCACTCATTTATATATATTTAAAACAACAATTTGTTTATGATATTTTTAAATATATATGTTGTAATTAATTTTTATAGGAGCTAGGCGCGTAATTTAGTTGGAGAAGGCGAGGCCACCCATACCAGACTGGATGCGGAGTACGTTGTAGTTGACAGCGAACATGTTAAGGGCCGTCTGAGAGGTACCCGACTTCTGCTTGATGGCAACCTGCGCGTTGTCGATGCGGGAGAAGTTGCATGTGCCGGTGGGCTGGTGCTCTTCGGGCTTGAGAGCGAAAGAATAAGAGTAGACGCCCGGGGCAGGAGAGCCGGTGTGGTGGTTGAAAGCCTGCACCTGGTTGAAGTACTTACCGGACTGCTCCCTGAAGCGGTCCTGACCGTTGAGAACAAGCTTGAAGGTTTCCAAAGGACCGGAGACATCCTCGGTCCAGGCCGTGGTGGTACCACCCGTGCCGAACTGGAGAGTCGGGGCGCCCACGAGAGAGGGAGACACGAAGCAGTTGGAGACGACATCAGCGACGTTGGAGACGACAATGGCATCGTCTGAAGTGAAGTTCCAGAGGTTGGAGCCAGCGACACCACCCTTGTCGAAGCACCACACAAGCTCCTTGACGGGGTGGTTGTAGGACAGACGCTTCTGAACAGCGGCACCAGCGGTCACCGTGTCCGTACCCGTGTGCTGAACCTGCTCAATGAGGTACTCGTGACCCTTCTGGGCGAAGCGGCGGCGCTCCTCGGTGTCGAGGTACACGTAGTTACCCCAGACCTTGAAGGTGGTGCCATCGGTGTATTCGGTGAACTCGGAAGAGAGATCGAAGTCGATGCGAACCTCGTGGTACTGGAGGGCAATAAGGGGGAGGGCAAGACCGGGGTTGCGGTTGAAGAAAAAGATGAGAGGGAGGAACACCTGCGTGCCAACACCCGTGGTCATCTTACCCCACACAGCCTTCTTGGACTCATCGAGGTAAAGCTCGGAGTACAGGCGCCACCAGCGCTGGTAATGCTTGTCGATGCGCTGACCACCGATGGACAGCTCAACATCCTTGATGGCACGCTCGGCGGCCCAGCAGGCGGTGGTGCTGGTGAGGGTGGCGTTGGAAGTAAGCTCAACATACATATCGGAGATGAGATCACCGTTGCGGGCGACCGTGACGGAAACACGGCCATTGTCACCGGCGGTACCGTTGACGGTCTGCTCAATAGTCTCCATAGCGAAGTTGGTGTGACGACGGTAAACCGCCTGAAAGAAAGTAACCTTGGGGTTGCCAGTCAGGTAGACATCCTGGGCACCGTAAGCGACGAGTTGCATGAGACCTCCAGCCATTTTATTTGTTTTGTACTATATAGCAATATTTTTTTTCAGCGCGAAAAAATACGTACACTTTTTCCTCATAATACTTTAAATGTCCCAAACTGAAAAAAAAACAGAACCTGAAGAAGATGATATTCCAGAATCCGAGGAGGGGGAGGAAATAACTGAAGAGGAAATCTCTGACGATGGTCTTGAAGATTATGAACCTGATGGAGATATTATTACTACCGAAGCTCTCCTGAGTTCTACACTCATGACGGAAGAAGGTGATACGGTGTGTACGGCTTTAGTAAATATAGGCCGTCAGCTCGAAATGCAAAATAAAATTTTAGTGAAAATGTTGAGCACCCTCCAGAAGAGAACTTAAAAATTTGGATCCTATAGTATATAGATGGCGACCACACACTTCATCGACAATCAGGCAGACAGGGATAATGCTAATAGTGCAATGTGGTCCAACCAAATACAAACATTTGACAAAGAACAACTTATGGATTTATTGATTCGATTAGAACATGCTTGGAAAATTAATGAACGTGATAATGCTTACATATCCCATCGTATCGGTTACGAAAATTTTTTCTCTAGTGATGAACTTGGTGAAGATGGCTACCCTCGTTCTACTGTAGATATTGAACGAATCTGTGGTATGTACACTCGTATGAGAGATCGTTTATGTGAGATGTATCATCGCGCTGACACTTTGGGTATATTGGACGAATATGATGAGAATGATTTAAAAATTTCCGTCCGTGTAAATAGGCTCATTGATCAAGTAGACGACGCCTGGCAAATCGTGTTTCGTATAGAACGTACTAATGAACGAATCAATAATCCCATGTATGTACCTATAAATCCTGAATCTGACCCCTCCATATTTCGTTTGTCTACAATTTCTAAACCAGAAGAACTTTCACCATTTCAACAAGCCATTGTGCAAATACTTAAACAACTATATGTGAAGAATATTCGAAGGTATAAGGGTATGTGTTGTACAGAAATTAAGACTCCGACTGGATGTTCTACTCGTGCATGGAAACCAATAATGTCTGTTCAAGAATTTGTATATAGTATAGGTAAAAAGGAAGTTGAATTTGAACTATGGAAGAACCTAACGTCGAGAGGATCTGCTCATAGGGATGTCATTACCCACCTTCTCAATTGTAAAGATATGCAATTTCCAGATATAATAAAAAATAGACATGTGTGGTCATTTTCTAATGGTATATTTATTGGTAAAGAATGGTCATCTGAGGATAATATATATAAATCAGCATTTTATACTTATGATTCTCCGGAATTTAAAAATCTTGACCAAACTGTTGTAAGTTGTAAATATTTCGATCAAGAATTCAAAAACTATGATAACGTTGAAGATTGGTACGATATTCCTACCCCGTTTTTTCAGTCTATTATGGACTATCAGGGATTTGACCCGGAAGTGACAAAGTGGTTGTATGTTGTCGGAGGGCGTCTGTGTTTCGATGTAGGTGACATGGATGGATGGCAGGTTATCCCTTTCCTCAAAGGTGTAGCACGTTCTGGTAAATCTACCATGATCACAAAAGTGTTTCGTAAGTTCTACGAAGCAGAAGATGTCAGGACTCTTTCAAACAACGTTGAAAAGAAGTTTGGATTGTCTGCTATATACGATTCTTACATGTTCATCGCACCCGAAGTTAAAAATGATTTATCCCTTGAACAGGCTGAATTCCAATCGATTGTTAGCGGCGAAGATGTATCCGTTGCTATCAAATGTGAGAAGGCAAAGTCTATCGAATGGAAAACACCAGGTATTCTAGGTGGTAATGAGGTACCTCAATGGAAAGATAACTCGGGTAGTATCTTAAGGCGTATTTTAACTTTCAATTTCGGTAAACAAGTGAAGGCTGCTGATACGACCCTGGAAGATAAATTGGCACTCGAAATCCCTATTATTCTTCAAAAGTGTGTGAGAGCATATTTAGAATATGCACAAAAATACGCTAATAAGGATGTGTGGAATGTTGTTCCTGAATATTTCAAAACTATACAACGACAAGTTGCCATGGTGACGAGTACATTAGAAAACTTTTTACAGTCTCCAGTCGTTAAAATTAATAGTGAAGGATTCTGCCCCAGGGCAGAATTTGTATCCAAGTTTAACAATTACTGTCTTGCTAATAACCTAGGAAAACCAAAATTCAATTACGATTTTTACGCTGGTCCATTCAGTCAAAGAGATATCACGGTTCGACATTACACATCATTGTATAAGGGTAAAATGTTGGCGAACCAAGAGTTCATATTTGGTATTGAATTAGTTGATGAAGACAACGAAGGTTTTACAGCTGACTATTAAAAATATTCTTACATAATAACAAATGTTTAATGCGTTTTTAAACAATAACAATAAAAACATCGTAGTTGATAAAAAATTGTTGGTAAATGTCACTCGATTTCTTACGAATGATGAAAGAGTAGAGCTTAAGAAAGATTTAAACAATGGTAAAAATATCGACGGAAAGATGAATAATATGGTGAAGAAAAAACTAAACAGTGTAAACATGAGTAAATTCAATGTGAGTACTCTCAAATTAGGATTTTTTAATGCTATAGTAAATGACACATTTGATAAAAAGGAACGTATAAATTTGATTAAAATTTTTAATAAAAAACCACATGTTCGCAAACCTATTCCTAGATCAACTTTAGAAATTGAAATAAAAAGTATAAAATTATATTTTGGACAGTTTAAAGTTGGTGCCGAACATTCTTTAAATGGGAAGTTTGGTGAAGTAGATCCTATGAAGAAATATTTTATGGTACAGATTAGCGCTCATGTATACGATGGTAACGATAATCAGGGTATAACCTTCCGCGTATATCGCAATGGGAAGATACACTTTTCTGGTGGAATATTAAATAATAATATTAAACAACCTGAGAAGATTAGAAAATATATAATAGATAATTTCACCGATCGTGAAACATTCTTATATTCTCCTATAATGTACAATAATACAACTGGTCAATTTGACGTAAAAGGAGCTATAAATCTTTCTGGTGTTGCAAAAGCTTTTAGGTTGAGTACTAGAATTGATTATGAACCTGAACTACGCGCAGCGCTTAGAATTGATTATCTAGGTGCATCTCTACAACTTTTCACAACTGGTATAGTTCAAATTTTGGGTGTACGTACCGAAGCCGACATGCTTCAGTCTTATAATAAAGGTGTAGACCTTGTGACTCAATTATACGTAATGGGACTCATAGTACCTTCGGGTGGTAGTGAAAAGAATGTAGTAAAAAAGAAACAGAAAAAAGTAGTGACATCTAATAAGAGTGCATCTAACATCACATACAACTTGAACAAAGATAAGTTGAAAATTTCTAAGAAAATATGTACCCGATTATCCAAACCGGACCTTGTAGCCGCGGCGAAAAGGATTGGAGTAGTCGACATCAAATCCACGACCAAAAAGGATAAGATATGCGACATGATTAAGACTCGTGTGTTTGGAAAATATACAGTAGAAAATAAACCATGCATGGCTTACACAAAAGCTAAACTTACACCAATAGCCATAGCAAAGGGTGTTACTGTAACTGATAATGATACAGTAAAAACTATATGCGACAAACTTCAATTACCACCACCCAAACCAAAAATGATAGCCAAAGAAAAAGCTACCGCGAGGGCTGCGAAACAGGCTGATATTACGATGCAAAAACGGAGACTCACTGATAATATGATAAAAGAAAATATAAGAAAGTTATACGGTAAAAAATGGCTGGATAAATACGAAAGTGTCATGCCATCATTGAATGAAAACGTGAAAAATATAAAAACGCGTATAAATGTCTTGAATGTTAAAAAGAATAAGAAAGGTATTCCATTTAAGAGTGAAATTAATACTATTAAGAAATTATCGGTGCGAGAATGGAAGCTTACTAGAAAGAAAATGTTGAATAATAAATTAAATTCATTAAATAATAATTTTGCTAATGAATTAGAACAGCTGCTTAATGTCGAGATTGTAGAACCTAAAAAGAAGCAAAAGAAGTTTCCTAAAGGTACCAAGGTAGAACAGTTATAAAGTATGGATGATCCACGTGAACTCTTCTTATCAAAAACTATGAATAAACACAACTTCCAGGTTAATAAGTCGTATTCTGTACACATTCATGACCATCTTTTAGAGTGTATATTTTACACAATAGCGGATTATATACAGCACGAAAGAAACACCGATATGTTACGGATGGGAAGATTAGAAAGACTTCATTCGTTTCCTATGGCTTTTTTTAATTCCGAAGATCCTCATGAATGGTTGAAAAATAATAGACAAAAAGATGACAGAAGTCTTATAATGTTTATATATGATAATATCTGCTACATGAATAGCGGAAAACATAGACGCACGCTTTTGTATTTAGTTAACATACTAAACTTTGATTTATGAACTTTCTAGGTTCTGAAACCTGTTTGATATGAATAGTATGGTATGAAAAATCATATCCAACAAAAGCATCCTTAATATCATTAGATACTGCGGTAGCTTCGTAATTACGGGAATTTCCTGAACATACAGAGGTTTGTTCGATCTTTAGTAACCGATCTTCCATCATTAGAAATTGTTTGAGAGAATCAGGGGATAAGCCATCCGCACGCATTTGTTCAAACATTTCTTTAGACTTTCCGTGAGAAAGATGAAAGTGTTTCGTCTTGTATCCAAGAATTCCAACTTCTTCTGTCGACTGTTTCCAATTAGTCCATATTATAAATAATATAATCGCTACGAGAATGTATTTAATCATTTATTAATATCCAACAAATTAAATACATCTTTGACTTTATGAATGATGTTGAACATTTCATCTTTATTGTGTACATTTCTCGGGTCTATAATTTCAAATTCGATTTGATATGATACCGATTCTTCTGCATCCATATCATGAGGATCTCCAATACATATCGTCATGTCAATAGAAAGATTCTTACGAATAAACGACACTCGTTTTTTAGTCTTTTTTTTATCCATATCCATGTTCGTATCATCGTTTAATGGAATTTCTTTTGATACACTAAATCTTATATCAAACGGTGTTTCTTTCATCTTTTTAAAATCTTCATTTTTTATTCTTTCTTTGCGAATTAATGTTTCATCTCCATTAGCTTCATCTATAGTAAATCTTACACTATCAGATTCCCTGTAAAATACAGTCTGTTCCATACCAATTATCTTCTCCCACCCCATATATTTCTGAAGACCAATCATTACCCTATCAAAACTTTCTTTTCCAACGTTAGTGTCAAACATCTTACCATTGAATTTACCCAAACGCGTTTCAAATTCAATATGGGGATCTTCCTTGTATTTAAGGAAGATCGGATAGAGCTTATCGCATATTTTGTGTATATCCATTTCAAGTTGAAAATGCGTTAAAACTTTAAATATCTTAGGTTGTTTTTAAATAACATGCATGGTTTTTACAATAATGGGAATACATGTTATTTTAATTCAGCCATACAATGTCTGATAAGTGTAAAAAACATGTCAGAACATATTTTATCAACTGATTATAATGGTGAATGTAAATTCACAATGATGTATCGTGAGCTTATAAAACTTTATTACAAAGAGAATAAATCATTGAAAATTAACATTTTTCCACTTCTAAAAGCTTTTCATGTAGCTTTTCCGAGATTTGGAACACCGCAGCCACATGATGCTCAGGATGCTATTTTTTGTATCTTAGACATTCTTGAAGTTTCTTATCCGTATGTAAAGACATTATTTTATGGTGAACGAGAACAGGAAACTATATATCCTGGAGGTAAAAAGGTATTTAAAGAGCCTTTTAGTATGTTGTTACTATATGGTAAAGATAAGGAATCCGTGAATGCTCTTATTCGCGATAATGATAAATGGCATATATTAATAGACTATATAGACGATGATGGAAAAAAACATCATGTCGCATCCACACGTACAAGTATAATTAAATATCCACCAGTTTTATTTGTGTCATTCGATAAAAAGGTTAGAGTAATAGCGGATGAAATATTAAATAATTATGAGGTGTCCGGGAGTATTATTCATATCGGTAATCAACACGGTGGACATTATATTTCAATATGCAAGTTAAATGATAAATGGATATTACAAGATGATAATAATATAAAACTTGTTGAATTCCCTAATGAACAATATCATCATGTACTCATGTACACTTTAAAAACTCTTCCATCTTGATATCCTCTTTAATGTTAACCAAAGTTCTATAAAATGTTCGACGGCTATTTGGAAATGTCTTGTCATAACGACGCTTGATTGGTTTCCACCACATGGGTTCGTCTTCGAACATATATTGACATTCTACTATAGCATCTTCTTCAATCCATGAAATGTCTGACACTTGATGGTCATGTAGTTCGGATTCAAACATTAAGTTGCCCCGCTCTTGAACATACAATCGCCATTTCTCATCCTTCCTTTTAAATTGGAAATCAATAGTATTTTTTTCTCTAGGTTTCCACTTAAACATGGTTTCATGTGTACCAGTCTTAACCCATGTTTTTATAGGTGTGAAAACAAGACCATCAACATCCTGTTTCACGGTAGGAAGATACTCATCCATAAATGATTTGAAATCTTCCAAAAGATGAAATGTTTTTATTTGCAACTTGACCGGATCGTATTTAAGAACAAACAACTGCTTTAACAAGTCTTCAATGTTTTTCAAACGTTCTATAAAATCCAAATGCCCAACACCCTTACCACACACTATAAGTGCATCATAAATCATAAATAATTCATCTTTGTAAAGCTCTCCTTCGAGTATCGTACCATTACCTTCATACACACACTTTTTAAAATTTAATGGACATATAAACATATCAAGTGCGCGGTTCAAACATACACAAATCTTTTTATTTTCATACATGAAAGCCATAATCATAGATCTTACACCATCCGTCTTTTCACAAACGACGTACGGCTGTGACCGAAGTACGTCAAAATGTCTATATTCGATAGATACGGGCTGACTACCGGGAAAAACACCCTTCCTAGTACCCCAATGATTCTCCATGTATGAAATCGCATATTTGTAAAGGGGGTCATCACGATTTACAAATAGACGTTGCATTTTATATTTAATGTTTTCGTTTTAATCTTTAAGTTGCTTTAACACCACTTGAATTTACAATATTACCTAGACACTCGTGCGAATAGGTATGTACGAGCTTTGCGGCTGTATATGCTACGATTTTAACACCGTGTTCTTTGAATTTACTAAACATTGTGATTAACTTAGGATGAATTTTGTACAGCCCAGTTCTTTTGTCTCGTATATTTTTAAGAACCTGTTTAGACATGAGTACCCACGCTTTTGCTTCTGTCTGCTTCACGGAATAAATATCGTTAGAAATCTTCGCCACCACTTCAGTATCAAATTCCAGACCCATCTGTTCTATAGGTTCTGAATAATTCTCTGTTACCTTTTTCTTGAAATTATCCCAGTTGATACCTTCTTTTACACCCGGGAAGACTATTACTCCATACCCATCATTCGACGCGATTACATTCTTCATGGATTCATCATCCACTTGAATACCAAAATCAATGAAAAATATTCTATCATGTGTTTTCATAAATCTATGAATTGTTTCGGATTTTTCAAACGGATCATCGTTCACAAAGGCAACTTCGTTTTGAATCATACCATTTTGAATACACAATATATTGAAACGAAGTATAGTATGAAGAGTTTTCACGTGACAAGAGTGTCCACGGGTAACTATAATTGTAGCAATCTTCATATTTGTCAGTATTACGCGTCTATGCCTTAAGCCTATATTTAAGACTACCTGAGAATGGAATATTACCCACGTGACCTAATGTTGTATTACAGTCAGCGAATATCTTTCCACCCATCTGTTGCCAACGCCTGCAAAACGCATAATCTTCAGATAGATATCTTTTCGTTTCGGGGTCGATCATGCAGTCAAAAAGAGCGCAATATTCATCAAAATCCCTATTTTGATGATCATTTTTACATGTGAGGGTATCTTTATAGTATTCATGCATTTTCTTCATAGCTTCACGACTTATCATCATAAATCCAGTAGGTCCATCTAACACTTCGACGAATCCATTCACAACCGTACGCTTTTGTGCACCGATATTCACGACAAGACTGGACGAAAGCATTGCCATATCTCTATCGTCTTTATTTAATACAGCATTTTTAGCCTGATCCCACATAATTACCTTTTTAGGATATACGGCTACCGACACCTCATGCCCGGATTTTAGAAGGCGTACAACTGATTCCGGGTCGAAATCTACGTCCGCATCTATAAACATGAAATAATCACAATCAGTCTTTTGCATAAATCGTCCTACGGATACATTTCGCGCACGGTGAACAAGGCTCTCGTTTTCAGTCGTATCGATCATGAGCTGTATACCTTCTCTCATGAGACGTATCTGTAGCTTGATTAGACTTTGCATGTACTTGTCAAGACATAATCCACCATAACAGGGTGTACTCAAGAAAAGTTTCATTGAATATTAAACGTTATTATTCTCTAAATGACCTTTGGCTACATTAACTATTTTATTAAGAGTTGGAATAGAAACGGAACACTTTTCACAAATAGAAGCTTTTGTCATGGAACCACCTAAAACTAGAAAAATAATCGCAGTCGCCACGCTATTCGGTGACTTACTCATAAGATCTACACATGATTCCAATTCGGAACACATTTTATTACATCTTAACCTTTGTTCACGAGTAACGTCAAATGCGTTAAGAAGTCTTTGCATCACATTGAACGGCTTCGTTATGAAGTTTTTATCCGTCTTCTCTTCATTTATAGTTTCTGTGAACATTTGAGTAGTTCTGCTTAAATCTTTGGATTGAATACCAAACATATCTGCGATTTCTTTTGTGGTTCGTGGAATCTGTGCAAGACGACATGCGTACAGAACACAATTAGCTTTTATACCAGATCTAACTGCACCTCTTGTGAGTTTTCCCTCATTAAATTTCTTATACATGGATTTAGCATCCTTGAGTACAGTTTCAGGGAGGGATACACACGCTTCATCAATATCTTTGTACGCATGGAATAGGGAACGATCCTTATGATTCATAGAATTATGAAAGTTGATTTTTGCCATTCTTTTCGTTTCATATGTTGATGAATATTTAGTAGCTATGACAGTTCCTTTTCCCCATGAATCTGAAAATAGTTCATGGTTCGCATTTGGTATATTACATCTAGATGGATCCGATGCCTTTCCATCGTCTGTAACACCGCTGGTCCATTCAGCAGTTTCATCAATATATACATGATCAACTGTACCACATTCCATACATACCATACCTTCCCGTGTGAGTATCTTATCACCCATACAATAAGAACATAATCTATTGTCCACTGACTTTATAGGAGTTTTTTCGAGAAGAAGGTCTAAGTCGGACCAAATAGTAGTCAGTGTTTCGGTATCCATTATGTCTTGATTATGTTTTTTTATAATTATTTGTCCGCACTTAGGTTAAAATTGTACATTATCCATCTGTACCCTGACCCTGGCTTCTATGTTATCTATAGTTTTTTTGAATCTCTTAGAACCCTCACTTTTCGGCTCCCATTCATTCCACGATTTATCAATCTCCCTGTGGTCAGGAGGAAGTTCACAATCTTCATCAGAAACTACAAAATCCTTAAGATCACTACCGCTATCATCAGACTCATCATACATTACGCTATCTTCTTCGGAATCAATTTCCGATTTCAAAACATATCGTTCTTCATACACATGTTCAAACACGTTCTCACCGTCTGGCCAATGCTCGCATATACTCTCACATCTTAGAATATTCACTTCCGACTCCAGGGCGTAGACCCTCGCACCTTTATACACGAGACTTGTATCCACGTAGTAGTTTACTTCCAGGTAATCATGGCGATTATCCAATACTCGTGCATACAGTTCATCTTCTACGTCATCTACTATCACACATACTTTTATAAGATCTCCTGATTGAATTTCGGAAAACGTAATCATGTCTAAAGATTTCAGACAAAAAATATTCATAGCTATTAACACACGTAATGGGTATTGAAATTCTTTCCAAACAGGGATGTAAATATTGTGATTACGCTGAAGAATTATGTAACAATTTAAACCTTGAATATACACGAACTTATGTCACTAAAGAAGAACTTAAAGAGAGATGTGGAACTCGAGCGTCTACATTTCCACAAGTGTTTGTGAACAGTGTGTACATAGGAGATTATTTCGCTTTTCAGGAGTACGTAGATGAATCAGAACCGATACTTCTTCCGACCCTGAATAGATTTACAGTGTTTCCGATTGAATATGAAAATCTTTGGGGACTCTACAAAAAAGCTCAGATGTCTAATTGGACGGCTGAAGAAGTTGATGTAACCAATGATATGGATGACTGGAAATCACTCAGTGATAATGAAAGACATTTCATAAAATATGTATTGGCTTTTTTTGCTGGTTCAGATGGTATAGTCTTTGAAAACATAAATAATAATTTTGCTGATGAAGTACAAATCACAGAAGCGAGATCTTTCTATGCATATCAGTCTCATAATGAAATGGTTCATGGGGAAACATATAGTAAGCTTATCGATAAATACATCCGCGATAGTGCGGAAAAAAAGACGTTGTTACAAGCTATCACCACTATACCTTCAATCAAAGAAAAAGCGAGATGGGCAATGAAATGGTTCGACGCTTCACGACCTTTTGCTGAACGTCTTATGGCTTTTGCATGTGTCGAGGGTATATTCTTTTCGGGGAGTTTCTGTGCCATCTTCTGGCTGAAGAAACGTGGACTTCTACCGGGTTTATGCTTCAGTAATGAACTCATTAGTCGTGATGAAGGATTGCATCTTGAGTTTGCTATAGAACTTTTCAAACTTTTAAAACATAAACCATCACAAAATGTTATTCATGAGATTGTAAAGGAAGCTGTAGCCATAGAGAAGTCTTTTATTCTAGAGGCTCTCCCGTGCAGTCTCATTGGTATGAATTCGGATAAGATGTCTACTTACATAGAATACGTATCTGATAGGATGCTCAAACAGGCGGGGTTTGATAAAATATGGAATGCACAAAATCCATTCGATTTCATGGAAAATATTTCCCTTGATGGTAAGACTAATTTTTTTGAAAAACGTGTCGGTGATTACGGTAAAATAGATAATGATATAACAGATATAACTTTTGACGAAGAGTTCTAGGGTGTAATTACGACATTAGTTCCATCCGTGCACGAACAGGTAACTGCTTGTTTTTTAGATTTATCAATCTTCTTTATATTAGCCGGTAAATCTACTTCGGATGTTAAATCCATTGATTTAAACATTGTACCACTGTCAACTAATCCATATAATTTCTCAGTAATACCGGGTTGAGGGGAAGGCATGTCAACCATCCGAGGAACTGCACTGGGTCCGGTTGCACTAGGACCTGTGGGGCTAGGACCGGTAGATGGTGGTTTCATTGTAACCGCATCTTCCACGAGTTCGGGTTCGGGTTCATAAGGAGCGTAAGATTCCCTCTTTACATTCATCATTCCCCACGTGATCAACATGAACACGATAGTATGGAGAATGAGACCGCCTGTAGTCGGACATCCATTGGGTCCCGACACCCAAGAACCTAGAATCGCGCGCATCAGGCGGAATGTATCAGGATTAGCCACTATAAAAAAAAGCAATGCTGACATGATAGATATGATAAATTTCTGCTTTTGCTTTTCACCATTGCATCCGCATCCGCAATCTTTGAACAAATTCATCTTGTATATCATAGGCTGAGAAAAAAACTTACTTAAAGTCACGTCGCCTATAGTATATATAACAAGCAATCATGGCTACTAACAATATCATCCAGCGTTACGAGCAATTTGAACCCTCTACCATTATCTTCTCGAAGTTGAGAAAGAATAAAAATGGCGGAAAATCTGTATATATCAACGCACAAAACAATAAGAAACTCTACATCCAGCTTCCGTTTATGCGTTCTCCGTTTGGCCTGAGTTCCTACACTGATGAAGCTACTAATAAGACATCATACTCCCTCGATCTTTCATTTGACAAGGATAATGAAGCCGCACAAGAACTCATGCAAAAGCTTCAGATAATTGACGAAAAAATCATTGAAACTGTTGCAGCTAATTCCAAAGAATGGCTAGGTAAGCCCTATAACATTGAAGTCATCAAGGAAGCACTCTACAAGCCAATCGTTCGCCCTGGTAAAGATGATTATCCATCTACTATCAAACTTAAGATGCAAACTAAACCCGATGGGGAATTTGTTCCGGAAGCGTATAACCTGTCTCATGAGCGTATTCCAGTTGATAGCATCGAAAAGGGTCAAAAGTGTATGTGTATAATTGATCTGAGTCAGATGTGGTTCATCGACAATAAGTTTGGTGTAAGTATCAGGGTAGCTCAGGTTCTATGCGAGCAGTCCGTCAAGCTTCCACCATTTGCTTTCCAGGGTTTAGAAGCGATCGCACCCTCAACTGAGGATGATGATTTTGGTGAAATCGATGAATAAAATATATGTATTTAGTAAATGGGAAAAAAAACAATTAATGCACTCGTTAAAAAAATAGTATCGAATAGATCTTGTAATATGAAGAACAAATTTGATAAGTTTAATGAAATTGATAGAGGTGAATATGGAAAAGTATACAAAGCGTGTATAAATGATGCGTGTAAAAATAAAATAGCTGTTAAAAAATCGGATACGAATTTATCAGCTGAATATCTTATTTCCAAAAGAATAGCAAATATGAAAGTCCCATTCACGCATGGTTACGTGAAATGTCCTACGGATGACTTTATGTTAATGGAATATTTATCTGGGAATACACTCAAGAATGTATTGAATAAACTTGGTAAAGATTCTATTAAATCTATAGTAATTCAAGTATTATATATTTTATATAGCATACATAATAAGTACCCATCATTTAGACATCACGATTTACATTTAGCTAATATAATGATAATGAGAAAGCGTAACGATGTTGAAAGGGAAATAACTATTAACGATAAAAAAATTACATTTAATGAGGCAAAGGTTGAAGTTAAACTTATGGATTTCGGTTTAGCCACTATGATGGGTACTATTAATCCTGTTGTAACGAAATCTAAAAAATTTAAATCAGATTTTGGAATATATTCAAAATCAGATAGTATGTATGACGTACATCTTTTTTTAAATTCTTTATGGACTTCCATGAAAAAAAATGGTCGTAGTGAAACTATACAATTTATTAATGATATTCTTCCTAAAACATATTTAGGTGAAGAATCTGAACATATAAAAGAATATAGACTTCGCTCGGACGTGCAACATACTCTACCGACGTACGAAGATATTTTCAAACACCCATATTTTCACAAAAATAAGAAGAATTCCGTGATGACCATTTTAAATCAAATTAAACAAGTACCCAAAGCAAAGTCTTTTGTTATTAAAAAAAAAGTACCGGTTAATCAAAATGAAGCTAAGACTAAGGCTATGATAGTTCTGAAAAAGAATGCTGAAAATAAAAATAAGAAGTTTAAAAAACCTACACTGAAGAAAAAATTACCGTCGCTTACAAAGACAAATGCAAAACCTTTAAATATTCATGTCCCAAAAAAAAATAATAGCTATTAGTAAACAATGTTAGCGATTATCATACTCGTTATTATCAATATCATGATTTTCATGAACATTAGTACAAAATCTCATGAAAAAAAATCGAGTGAATGGACTGTTTACGGAACCATTGGTTGTGGATGGACTCGTAAGCAGTTGGAATATATGAAGAATAAAGGTATTACATACACATTTGTTGAATGTGATAAAGATGCTGGATGTTCTGGGATCGAAGCTTTTCCAACTATGATACATGAAAGTGGTGAAAAGGTTGTAGGATTCAGGGAGGTTTAAACTCCGCGTATGACAGTAAGAGAAATAGACAGGAGAAGTGCGTCAAGGAATGTGTCGATCGGCTTGAGAACGCTGATATGTTTCACCAGAGAGTTATTCCACGTGAAACGAAGAACGAATGTTGTCACGAGTATCACGAGAATAAAAATAAGTACCTCCGTGAGTGCGTCAATGGGGCTGCGGGTTTTAGCAACTTCTTTAATCATTTATTACATACGGACATTTTTTTTCCTGGTGTATTATAATGAAAACAACTCCTCCTACTAACGGTTCTGAAATAACGTTTACTATGAAAAAATGGGCGAGTAAAAATGGAATAAATAATAATAATTGCTATGCATATGCTGTAAACGATTTTTCTGATTATAGACTGTGGAAAGCACAACCTGGTGAGAGAGTGACGAATAAACACAAAGGTTTTTCATATGTAAATTGTAAAAAATTAAATAAATCTATTGTGAATGATAACCCGAAGAAGGTATACTCTACAAAGGCCTGTACCAAATGTAAACCCGGGTTTTATAAAATAATGATGTTTATAGCCAAATGTAAAAAGAATAGTATTCTTTGTAACGGTGATTTTCATTTTTACAAACAGCACAGCAAAACTGAGTACAAGGTGAAAAAAGGTGATACATATGAAAGTATCGCTCGATTTTTTGGTGTACCTGTTATTCGTATAAAAAGAGCTACTAAAGAGCTAAAACCAGGTAAATTGATCGTATTTAAAGCTGATTTTTTCAGTCATAAGAGAGGTTGGGCCACTGCTCCACTCATAGTAGGAGCGAAGGGAAAACTAATAAAGGATCCTCGAAAAATTTCTAGGGACTATCCTGGAATGAATTATGATGCATATTGTAGTTCATTCTGTGTCAAGAACAAGGGTGTCAAGGTCGGACACACCCATCCCAAAATCCGCCAAAAGACTATCTAGATCATGCATATTCTGTACATCGAAGAAAACATCGAGAATATCTAACGAAAAATTACTTTCTACATCAATAACATTCGATGTATCTCGTTCAATATTATGAACGGTTAATTGGACTTTATATTTAGATCCATCAAAAATCTTACGACATACGGGACATGTATGTTTACCTTGGGTTTTCCATTTATCTAAACAACGCGAGTGAAACAGATGTCCGCACCTGATCGGAACATTACTCCGGGTTTCCCTCACGTTATTAAGACATATGGCACATGTTGTCATTACTATTCATAAGTGTGTATATTTTTTTTGTACTTTTCACTCAGTACGTACCTGAAAGATCGAGAGTAGAATGGCACATACCACATGGCTCGTCTTTCTTATCTTCGGATTTGACAAGAATATCAGGTCCCTTCTGTTGAAGGAGTTTGCGAAAAGAGTAATTATCTTCAAAATTGATACCGTTTTGTGTCATGAGATAGTCGTTGTATAACATTGATGAATTATTTATGGTGAAACACCTACCGTCGGCCATACCGAGACGCTGAGACATTTATATTACATTTAGAAAAAAATTTGTCTATTAGTTATTGTTTTGGACCATGAAGAATATCCCATTGTTTTGATTTTATCAACTACGTCTACAATTTTATACCCTGAAAATATATCAAATGTATCAGAGTTTTCAGCTTTAGACACTCTGATAGATGGACATTCATTTATATGATGATTAATTATATTATAGGCAAAAACAATCTCTTTAAGGGTTTCTGCACCAGTGATGATGATTTTACCAGTACTAAAAATACTTGTAGTAATTTCTTTCATGTCCGCTGCTGGCTTAAACTTTATTTTAACTGCTGAATACCTATCAGGTTCGAAAGAAACCTTGAAAATATCTGAATGTTTTTCAAAGTGTTCAGTTGTTTTCATGAGATTAATGTTGTAGTTAAGACTGAAATTAGAGTTTATCATGACAACTCGAAAAGATTCCAATGGTGGTACTATTGAAGGGTCAAATTTCTTCAATATATGTTCTATACTGGTGATGACGTGTTTACAATTAATAAGATCATTACAGCCAGCTACTTGAATACTTCCATTTGGGAAAATTTTTATAGACTTGGTACTATAACAATCATCATAGGTAAGTGTAATTTGGTTATAAAAGGTTGTTGGTTTGATTTTCCATGTTATTCCTGTTGCATCTAAAGTATCTTTATGAAGTGTGATTGGTGATTCTTCAAATGCAATACGAATTCTTTCGATATTGATGGGTTTCGAAAAGGATGATACCATGGTGATTGTTGTAAGTTTTATCCATGAGGGTCTTACTGATTCTGGGAACGCTTTTCGAAACTCATCGAGTGTTAAAAGATATGAAAATGTGTTATTTGAAATTGACGAAAACATTTTACATGATAATCAAGAAAGTGTTGTGTTACTTAGGTTTAAAATATACACTACATATATATTCATGCCTTGTCAGTTGTGTAAGAAAAAGTGTGGTATTCCCATAGATTGTTTATATTGTGATGGGTCTTTCTGCCCTAGATGTCTTCATCTTGAAAGACATGAATGCAAAGGAATAAACAAAAAAATTCAAAAGGAATTATCACACTTAGAGAAGAAAACAGAATACAAACCAAATGCCAGCTTTTCTCAAAGAGGCGCATACTTTCCGTGATACACTTACTGGTAAGGACTGTGTGGAATTGAAATACACAAAATATATTGAAGGTGAAGGTTATGTAAACTTGTCGGAGTGCTTAGACGCACGTCCTATCGGTGGCTGGACTGATCTCAAATCATCACGTGAATCCATGAGATATGAACAATTTCTAGACACCATGGTTGAGAAAACACTGATAACAAGACGTATAATTGCATTAATTCAATTAGAAAATATTTTGTGTGAAAATAAGAATATTCATTCGCTTCTCCGTATCATGCACACTATAAAAATTATAGATCCCACTTTTGAACCACCTATAATTAATATTAAATGCAAATGGCAAAAAAAACTTATAAAAAATATATGCCTTTACACGTTACCTAATGTGATTGAAAATTGTGTGAATGAAAAACGACTTGAAAGATTATTTAATATAATGCGATTAATAGAATCAGAAATATAAGTATTAATTTGGGTAACGAAAGATTACATTTTTTTGTTCTTTCAGCAACCTTCTCCACATTTTTCTTTAAAACAGTAAATCCTCTATCTATATTTCTTCCTGGTATAAGTGGTCTAGATAAAGAGCATTTCGGTTTAGTCGGGTGACACATGTCTATAGTTTTAGAACCAGCGGTTATACCATATTCGCATATAGGACTACTTTCCGTAACGACTGTCATTTCTTTATATTGCCTAGGAATAGGATGTCTGTCGAACTGCTGAGGCTGACGACTAGTTCCTGGTAAAGAAATATCACCCATAACAAATGGATTAAAATCATTTATCGCATTGGAATCGCTGAGCATATCCCTACTCATTTATATTAACGTGATATATATTTTTTATGCTGCATCTTTTTTTCATGCGCAGCCCACATAGCATCTAAATCTATATTCAGCATGTGTGCGAGTTGAAATAGATAACTAAATACATCTCCCATCTCCATCATCACATCTATACCCCTTTCTTTCTTGATATTCGTCTTCTTGTAAGTTCTCTTATATTGTCTTATAGCAGACGCCAACTCACCAAATTCTTCAGAAAGTAAAAGCCAAACTGTATCAATTTCCGCCTGATCCCAACCTTTCGATTTACAGATTTTTTCAGTTTCTGATTTATAATAATTGAGTGTCATCGTCTTATCCAATATTCATCTAAAAACTTTATACTCCTATCTTATCGTTCATTTGTGGCAACTTTTTTCCACATGTGCTTGTATTTGCAGGGGGTTCTATAGGATCGAGTGTATAGTTTATATCATGTATATATCCCATGAATTGTGCAACACCTGAACGAATTTGTCCTAATGCAGTCTTGATGACTAGACTATTCATGAATTTAACCTGTTCATTTACTGATACCGAGTGGTTACCTGCATTATTAATAAATACCACTCGCATTATGCTAAATAAGTCGTCTTTATTCTGATAATCTATGGATACTCCAGTCTCATTCCTGAACTTATGACGGATAGCCCTCTGAATAAGATTCATATTAAATTCAGAAAAGAACAGGGTGTTTAATGGAGTGGGAGTTTGTTTGATAGAATTCAGGTGAAGTGAATCACACATTTAATATATTCCAGGAAAAAAACTATATGTAAACTATAAAAATGATACTATCCGTAGCAGATTTCGATGAAGCGTACAGCACCATGGCATGCAACTACGAAATACCGGTTTGTAAAGCACCTGACTGTTTCATAGCGTCTTACCCTCCTGTATCTAAACCCGGGGAAGAGGGTCTATTTTATGTGAATACGAGTTTTCTTCAGCCCAATAGGTATGCTGAGACAGTTGGTCCAGTGCCTGTCAGGAGTGTCGATTTTAAATGTTAATTAAAAAATAAAATCATAATAGAAGTATCATGAGAGTCATTAAGCGTTCCGGTATTATCGAAGATGTCAAGTTTGATAAGGTTACTAACAGGATATCTAAATTGAGATATGAACTTTCTGAACATGTTGATGCTTCGATGATTGCTAAACAAGTATTTTCTTCCATGTATGATAATATCACCACACATGAAATCGATACACTCTCTGCTGAAATCTGTATAGGTATGATAACGAGTGATCCTGATTACGAAATTTTAGCCACCCGCATAATAGCTAGTAATATTCAGAAGACTGCCCCAAGTTCATTCTCAGAAGCAATGAATATATTGCATAAAAATGGTATAGTCACTGATGAAATTCAAAGACTCGCTCTTAGGGTGGATAACATCATAGTTTCAGAACGCGATTTCATGTTTGGTTATTTCGGTATAAAAACACTCGAACGTGGATACCTTCAAAAGGCTAATAATGTCATAGTAGAAACTCCGCAATATATGTACATGCGCGTTGCCCTGGGTATTCATGGCGAAGATCTCAAGGCTGCATGTGATACTTACCATGCTATGTCTAATGGTCTGTGTATTCATGCCACACCCACGCTTTTTAACGCCGGGACACGTCGTCCACAAATGTCCAGTTGTTTTCTTATTTCAAATAAGAGTGATTCTATAGACGGTATTTATGACACACTCAAAGAATGTGCGCAAATCAGTAAGTGGGCTGGTGGTATAGGGTTGCATATCCATGATGTGAGAGCCAATAAATCTATCATAAAAGGTACAAATGGTCGTTCCGATGGTATTATTCCGATGATGCGCGTGTATAACGCCACTGCACGTTACGTAAATCAGGCTGGTCGGCGCAAGGGTTCAATTGCAATGTACATCGAACCCTGGCATGCAGATATCATGGACTTTTTAGATGTGCGTCTCAATCAAGGTGATGAAGAAGCTCGTTGCCGTGATCTCTTCACAGCATTATGGATCCCCGACCTGTTTATGAAGAGAGTGGAAGTGGGTGGCATGTGGTCATTATTCTGTCCAAACAAAGCGAAAGGGTTATCTGATGTATATGGAGATGAATTTGAGCAGTTATACGAAAAATATGAAAAAGAAGGATTGGCAGATGCTACTGTACCAGCTATGGATGTATGGAAGTCTATAATAAAGTCACAAAGTGAAACTGGTACCCCTTACATGCTGTACAAAGATGCATGCAATAAAAAATCAAATCAAAAGAATTTGGGTGTCATTAAGAGTTCTAATTTATGTTCAGAAATTGTACAAAAGTCCGACCCTGATGAAACGGCAGTGTGTAACCTATCATCTATAGCCTTACCAAATTTTGTGAATGTTGATACAAAAACGTTTGACCACGTGAAGCTTCATCAAATCACTAAGATGATTACGAAAAATCTTAATAAAGTCATAGATAAGAACTTTTATCCTACACAAACTGCCGAGAGATCTAATATGCGTCATCGTCCCATAGGTATAGGTGTACAGGGACTTGCCGACGTGTTCATCATGTGTAGAATGGTATTTGGATCGGAAGCCTCTCGGGATCTCAATGCACATATATTTGAAACAATGTATCATGCAAGTCTTGAGGCGAGCTGTGAACTCGCTGAAGTGGATGGACCTTACGATTCATTTGAAGGGTCACCTTTCAGTAAAGGTATTCTTCAGTTTGATATGTGGGATCGAAAGCCTCGTTTTAGTGGTAGATACGATTGGGATGCTATGCGTGAAAGGGTTAAAAAGGGTACGAGAAATAGTCTTCTTTTGGCACCTATGCCAACTGCAAGTACGTCACAAATTCTAGGTAATAATGAATGTTTCGAGCCTTATACTACGAATATATATTTGCGCAGGACGCTCGCGGGAGAATTCGTTGTTGTAAATAAACACTTGGTAAAGGATTTACAGACATTGGGATTATGGTCTAACGATATGAAAAACCTGATGATCAAATCAGGTGGTTCAGTTCAAAACATCATAGATATTCCAGATGATATTAAGAATATATACAAAACCGTATGGGAAATAAGTCAAAAGGTCATTATAGATATGGCGGCTGACCGTGGTGTTTTTGTAGATCAGAGTCAGAGTATGAATCTATTCGTGGAAAATCCAACGATTTCTAAACTTTCTTCCATGCACATGTACTCTTGGAAATCCGGACTCAAAACTGGAATGTATTATTTAAGAAGTAAGGCGAAAGCTAGACCCATACAATTCAGTTTAGAAGCAGAATGCATCGCATGCTCAGCTTAAAGTTTTGAGTCGATACGACAGTATATGTCCAATTTTAATTCCCTTCCAGAAAACATTGAAATTTCAAAATATAAGGATAATGAACGAATTTTTTTGAGTACCAAGGAAGGTAAGCCTGTGCGAATTCAAACCCCTCGTTTGTACATGCCCTTTGGTATTAATGGATTTACACCACCTGTGGGTACCACGAAATGGAATATAGATTTTTCATTGAAGGGATATGACGAAAATGATAATCCTGTTAATCACTTTTATAATTCAATTATGAAAACAGAGGCTATGATTATAGAAGAAGTACACAAGCAAAGTATAGATATATTTGGTAAAGAAATGTCTATAGAAGAACTCACACCCATGTTTAATTCAAATATTAAGCATTCTTATGATAGAGAACCTAAATTCCGTGTGAGAGTTGATACGACCATGTCTGGTGAGATAAAAGCGAACATTTTTGACAAAGATAAAAATACCATTACAAATGAGCTAACCGATAAACTATACGCAAGAAATTCAGGTATTGCCATCGTAGAGATGAACAGTATGTATTTCTTAAATAAGAAGTTTGGAGTTACATGGAAACTTCATCAACTTGTCGTTTACGAACCTCAACACTTAAAAGGATTTCAATTTATTTTGTAGATGATAGTAATAATAAATAAATGATTTGAGCCTCTTTTAATAATTTACCACTAATGGTCGTGAATACCTTAGGATCTTTATTTAATTTTATTTTTGCTATGCGTACAGCTTCGTCCCACTTAGCAAGTGTCATTGTTTATTTTATTGATTATTTTTTTTTCATAATTTTTTTATATCTGTAGGTACCAACCCTAGGCTGAAGTTGGAACTCACCCTTCTTAGTCGCAAACAGATCGATTATAGGATTCGGTCGTTTCTTTGCCGCCATAGAAGCCTTTTTACTCGTTCCATCAGGAAAAAGATCTTTAGCAGTAAGACCCCCTGATGTTTTGGGGATTTCTCCGCGTAAAACCCTCAGACGTTCAGCTTTAATACGTTTAGTCATTTTTATTATACTATCGGAAAATATTTCTGATGGCGTCTATTGACGTTTCATATTTCACTGGAATTTGAAACTCGATTCGTTTATCGTTAAGTACATCAGCACATATTATAGATTTATGACCCTGTAGAGACATCATGGCCAGATCCACACTTCGACACTTCTTTGTATCTTTATAGACAAACTTCTTCACGTACACTTCATGTTTTTGCCCGGATCTATGACAACGACCTATGGCCTGAAGTTCAGTAGATGGATTCCAGTAAGGTGACATAATGTACACTCTTGTAGCACATTGAATATTCAAACCAACACCACCACATTTTAATTGTATAATGAGTACACTGTTCGATGGGGCTGATGTGAAGAGTTCGATCCGTCTATGACGTTCATCTTTCTCTATTGAACCATCTATACGGAAAACTGTACACATGAGTGTTTTTTCGATATAGTCCATCTCACCTTTGTACTGACAAAAGATGACTGATTTTTCATCTGGATGACTATTCACATACATGAAAAGTTTATCCATCTTATGCGTCCTATGTTCCCATTTCTGCTCAGGCTGTTCGTTTTTTTTTGCAATTCCAGATAAATATAACTGTGGCCATATCATCATCTGTCGGACCCTGAGTAGACATTCAAGAATACACATGTTTCTAATCTCCGTAGAAACAGCGGTACGCATGACATGACTGATCGTCTCTTGACATTCCATGAAAACGCAATCATAGAGTTTTTGTTCTTCATCATACATGTCCAACTCTACGTTTTCAAAATGACAATAAGGTAACTCGAGAGAACTGTCAGCCTTTGTTCTCCGGAGAATGTATATACTTTTAATATCTTTGTGCATCGCCTGGACGACTTGTTTAGAAAATCCAAGAAATGCACATAGAGACACGAAATCTTCCATGGAATTGAATATAGGTGTACCAGTCACCATCCAACGTATCGTGCTGTGAAGTGTATTCAAAGATTTGAATGTTTGGGTCCGTCTGTTACGAATTTCATGTGCTTCATCGAGTACTATGCGATCCCAATGAATAAACCCGAGAACTGACGTCTTACTGTGTACCATACTATACGTAGAAAGCACTATGTCATGACCTAAAAGATCTTTCGCATCTTTTGTACGATTTGGTCCGTCATACACGTGTACACATAGGTTCGGAGCAAACTTCTTAATCTCATTGGACCACTGTGTGACGATAGTCTTGGGTACAACGACAAGTGTGTGTTTTTTTGGATTTTTTAGAATAGTCGCGATTATTTGTATTGTTTTACCCAAACCCATTTCGTCACATAGAAAACCACCCTTAGGCCCCTTTTTCTGATTCTCCATTTCAGACATCCATCGAACACCATCAACCTGGTAGGGAGCGTAGAGCGTACCGTTAAGAGTATACTTCGACATTTTGAACTTAAAAAAAAATACATTTGTCTTTCTTCACTTAGGTTTAAATTTACCCATTCTGATGAGGACCATCACCACCTGCACAGCGATTGCGGCAACCTCAGTCTCCATCATCGTAGTGCACATGGAGTATATGTGATCCACATTTAAATTATTACGATCTGATAATTCCACTATATATGGTAGCACCTTTGTGGCGAACTTTGGTTTTATACGTAATGATCGTCTCATCACGAAACCTATGAGTCTTAAACTCATTTTTTATTCGTAAATAAAAAAATCGTCGTCAGAATCCGTAACAATTTCGCACACCTGAGGAACGGATTCCTTTGATTTACGAGTTTTCTTAGGTTTAGGGGGTTCAATACCATGTTCCCTATGGTATAGTACCTTCTGCCAGAAGGCTTCCATTACTGGAAAATACTTTTCGAACCATCCCCTGTCTCGAGCCACCCTGGTGACGACAAACTCTTCTGGTTTTGGCCAGTTAAATTCAGCAGATTTATACTGTATAAAGTCACATTCTTCGAGATCCAATATTTCCATGCATAGTTGAAGTTGGGGCATATAATGCTTAGGAACTTCTGGAGTGATAATCCTTGACATTGGACACTTGATCTCTATAAGTTTACCAGATTCACTAACACCATCTGGACTTCCACCCAACCATGGATATTTTGGATGAGGACATATTCCAATCTCATGAACAACTTCACCATATCTTTGTTCATAAAGAATCCTGGCCTCATCCTCATATTTATTACCATGCGCCGTTGCCGCGTTACCAGTAAACGTATTATAACCACACTTTTTTAACAATAAACCATGTGGTGTTTCATATTTATTTTCTCCGATGGCCGTAGCCACATCACTCGCTGTTAACATATTCTCGCGGATTTTAAGCCACTCCTCAGACCGTTGTGCAGCATATTCACGTTCGATGAGTTTTTTAACCCCTTCGTGCATTACATATTATTAAATTCAATTGTTTAAGTAGGATAAAAAAATGATTTTGCTGCGTTTTGTTCCGCTTGTTTTTTATTCTTAGCGAAACCATGACCCAAACATACACCATCCACGTGTACCATCATGTAAAATACACCATTCTCATGTTTTATAGTAGAGTACACTGGTAAACTAAGACCGTTAGACTGGCAATAACGCATGAGATGATCTTTATAATTATCGTCTACCATTATAATGTTAATATTAACGAATGAAGGGTCATTATAAATTCTCAATAAAAACTCTCTTGCGTGAAGAAGCCCTAAATCCATATATATAGCACCGACCAATGCCTCGAATGCATCTTCTAAAATTTTAGGATTCTTATTCCATTCGTTACGCATACCCTTCTCATCCATTTGAATCCATTTATACAAATTCAATTTTGATGCTATTCTCGCAAGTGTTTCACCTCTTACCAATTTCGTTCGCGCCTTCGTTAAAAAACCTTCCTGCCTCTCCTCAAATTTGTCATACAGGAATTTTGTGATGACAAATCCAAGAACAGAATCACCTATGAATTCCAAAGTTTCAAAAGAACCTGTGAGAGTATCATCTTCTTTTAGAGCTGATTTGTGTGTAAATGCTTTTTGGTACAAAGCTACATTGGAGATTTTTGTACCAACAAGGTTTTCAATAGTTCCTCTGTCAATCATTTATAATATATGTTTTTTATTTTTTAAGCTTCAACTTTCGTGTAGTGAGGACTGAGAAACTTCTGGAGATTGAGGTAGGTCACCTGCGTGTCTGCGGGGGGTTTGAGAAGATCCTTAAGCTTCTTATCAAGCACAATCACACGACCGTTATCAGGGTGCTTAAGATTATTGTCCTTAACATACTTGTTCACGGCACGTGTAACAAAGCTCCTGGAAACTAGCTTACCCTCCGGAATGTCAAGAAACACTCTAAGTTCCTCCGAAATATTCTGCTCACGATTGAAGCCATTGTTCCTAGCACGGTTAGAAGACTTTTCTCCAGTAGGATCGTCCTGCGTAGCCTTGATCTTACGAACAATTTTGGCTAGAGACTTGATATCGCTGCGAACAGCGGCAATTTCAGCGAGAATGGATTCAGTAGACATTATACCTATTTTGGGCGTAACACCTTTAAGTATATTAAGATCAGTAAAGCTAATGAGATTGTTACCACTGAAAGTCGAATAAAAAATCTTAAATCATAAAATTTACCAAAACCATAGGGTTCTTTAGGTTCCGCGCATTCGGACTGACCGGGACATCCACCGGGACAGCATTCTGGATCGGACGCAGGAAATATGATACCCCCCTTTTTCGTACCGCATATTTGATCTTTCCTGGGGTTACCAAAAAAATAGTCTGCGTAGCATTTACATGCCATGGTAATAATATTATATTCTTATATAATAATGGACGAAAAGAGTTATTCAAAAGCAGTCATCAATAGGTTCATAAAATCAAAGTTTTTTTTTAACGATCCGCTGCTAAAAAAGTATTATGAACAAAATGATGTGAAAAAATTCAGGAAACGAGTTCACGCTAAATATACAAACGAACAATTCACAAATCTTGTATATGTAATAATTACAGATTCGATAAGAGATATAATTCTCGATACAATAGGTGAACTCACTGTTTTCATGAAATCTATGGGAGATATTATCATAAGTGGCGGTGAAGCATTCAATATGTACATGGATTTTAAAGATCGAATCATCACGAGTGATATAGATGCTAAATTTGTTCCTAAAATTCCTACAGATGCTAAATATTTCGGAAAACTTCAAGCGATTAAACTCATCATGTGGGATAAGTTGGGTAAAATAGCCAAAAAATTAAACATTCGCGTAAAAAGAAGAATTTTATCTAGAAAGAATAAGTTATTTTCTTTTCTAGGTTTAGGTTTTAAAAAGAATGGTCCTTATGTCATGAGAAGATATACACTCATTAAGAAGAAAAAGACAGGTACTGATAATAAACCTAAAAAAGGTGATATATTTATAGATGTTGAATTATTCGCACTCGACTTGAATATTCGGTACTTTTCACCCAGTAGTGGGAAGATTGAAGATTTTATTTTGGGAGGTATACTTGACATCCCTTATATGAGACCCAAAGAGTTTGGATATGAGGTTATACAAGATGTTCATCATAGTATAAGTTACAGGAACATGCACACCGGTAACATGAAAGTGAATAATAATATTCTAGTGGCTGGTAAATCGTTTCTCATAGAGGATATTTATCTGTTGCAAAAACTTAACCTCCGGCCTGAAAAGAAGGAGAAAGATAAATTGAGAATGATAAGACTCGCCAAACTATTCACTAATAACATTAAATCCACAGACTCAATGGATATCGTTTTTCAAAAGGTAAATAATAAATTGTCCACGAAGAAAAGGAAAACAAGTTCAACAGCAAAGAAAAATATAATTAGACAAGCTCTCAAGGTTAACCCTTTCAGACATGAAAAATTCACAACAGAACCCTCTAAGAAAACTCTGTCAAAACAAATTATTCATGGTATTAAGCTATCAACACCAGATACAGAAATAAAAGGATTTCAAAATACCCATGGAAATCAAAGATTCAACTTAGATTCACATATATGGAAAAAAAATAACTCAATCGAATACATCAAAAACGAATTCAACATGCGTCCTATCAAACCATTACCCTTACCAAATACGTTAAATATACAAGAAACATTATATGGTTTTAAACCAAGAAGAGATGGATGGGTACCAAAACCTCTCATAAAAAGAGCTTCTCAAATACCATTTGTTGGTTTAAAGGATTGAGACATATAATGAATATATGATTTACGATAAGATTTCTCGAGAAGACGACGGTCTGTATCACGTTCGTGCATTCACAGAAGACAAGAAGAAAAACTTCATCCAACTCAACAACGTTAAAATCATTGACGTAGGTGATGAACTAGTGTTCGAAACTGATTCTGAAAAGATCAATGAGATTCATGAGATTAATATTAATAATGCTATAGAGAATAGTCAGGCGTGGTTTGGTAAAACGCTCACTGAAAAGACGTTGCGTTCCGCGTATACACGTGAAGATACCATCTGCGCCGAAATTATTCAGTCCACGAAAGTTTTTCAATATGATAAATCTGTAGTGAATATTGATTCTATTGAGCCAGGAGAAATCTGTTCAGTCATCGTAGAGTTCGCCGGACTTTGGTTTGCTAAAAAGGCATTCGGTCCCAGTTGGAATCTCGTCCAGGTGAAAAAGCATCAGCAAGAAGAAAAGTTTGATGAGACTTATCCAGACGAATATATGTTTGAGGACGACTAGTAAAAAAAAAGTGTTGATAGTATATAAAGATGAATATGTTCAAAAAGATTTCTACACGCCAGGTTGTAATCGCTTTAGCAGTAGTCGTCATTATATACATGTTGTGCAACCCTAGTCCCCCCACCATGGGCAAAAAGTCCAACTATTCTATACACGAGTCCCTTTACGCACCCACAGGTTTTGGTCCTTCCCCTGATAAAGAATCCATGAATAATGGCTGTGAAATGAAGTCTGGTACAGGACTCGCATCCTCTCTTCTTCCCCGTGAGGTGGCTTCTCAGGAGGATTTCGGACAGTTTGCCCCCGAGGAAATCCTCGCCGGACAGAATTTTCTCGAACCCCGAAACCAAATTGGATTCCCCGAAAGTATCGGTGGCGCCCTCCGCAACGCCAATCAACAGATTCGCGCCGAACCTCCCAATCCCAAGGAACCTTTCATGTGGAATAACTCTACCATAGCCCCTGATTTAATGCAGCGTCCTCTTATTTAATAGCTTAAAGGTACCCTTTATATATATATAACAAATGTCAACAGAAGAACTCAGCGATAGCGTCTCTAAACTGGTTGAACTTAATAAACAGATTACAGAAGCTCGTGCAGATATAAAAGTGTTATCAGACGCGGAAAAGGCACTTAAGTCAAAAATAAAAAAGTTGATGATCGAAGGTGGTCTTGACGTTATCAATCTAAAAAAAGGAAAAATTTCAGTCAAAAAAAGTGTCAGGAAAGGGGGTCTTAATAAGAATACAATAAAGGAAGGGTTAGCCGTATTTTTTAGTGGTGATCAAGAAAAAGTAGAAACTGCCTTAAAGGCTATACTCGAAAACATTCCAACAAAGGAATCTTCCACTCTTTCTCTTACCGGCATCAAAGGATAATGGTTTGGTACCAATATGTATGGGAGGCAAATACAGGAAACGAAGCTGATTTAAGCGATAATGAACATGATCAGGATACGCAGCCAGAAACATTTGAAGATTGGGAACTCCGATATTCGGAAGTTATTCATATGCTCTGGAACACCATACGCACCCTGATGCATGACGCACATATCATATATTCGGGAGACATTAACGACTTTGCACGATTTTGTTATACGGATCATGACCCCAAGAATGACTGTGTATGCTTCGAATATCAGGAGCAGACGGCATGGTTTGAACAGAGACTAATGCATGTCTGGAAAAATGTCCGACGCATCGTAGATGCCAATGGTCTTCATGAAGAGTTAATGAGGGGGGCAACGTTTTGGAATTTCATGGAGTTCAGTAAAGACATATTATGTGTGAGATAAAATATTAATATAAAATATAATACATTATGATTTCTGAAGTTACTTCTCAGAAGGTTGCCATTCCTGCTGCTCTTTTCCTTGCCCTCAGCCCAGGTATGATTCTCAAAACAGATGGAAATAAAATTTCGTTTGGTAAAGTTACCACCGATAATATGTCCATTTTGTTCCACTCACTTGTTTTCTTCTTGGTGTACTCCATGGTCGCTAAAGCTATGGGCATCACCCTCACCAGGACAGATCTCCTCGTTACAACTGCACTCTTCATTGCTCTCAGCCCCGGTCTTTTATTATCTCTCCCACCTAGTAACAAGGGTAATATTTTCGCGAAAGGAGAAACGAGCTACAAAGCGATACTGACACATACAATCGTGTTCGCTGTCGTGTTCGCTATTTTACGTAAGCAATTTCCTCAGTTTTATTAAATGGAATATCTCGTGTTAGGTCCAGCTGGTATGGGTATGTTTGCTTTAGTTGGTAGTCTTTTGAAATATGAAAATGAATTAAAAAATATAAAAGAAATTTCAGGCTCTTCTGCAGGTGCAATAATTGGTGTTGCAATAGCATTAGGTATTCCTTTACGCGACATCCTCGATAAACTTTTATCAATTGATTTCGAGAATCTCGCAAAGTTCAAACTCAAAAGTTTCATCTCTACGTATGGATTTATAAACATAGAACCCTTACGAAAAGTGATGATACATGCATATGGTTCAAATCCCACATTTTCTGAACTTCCAATGAAAGTATACATAGCAGCGTACTGTGTAAATAGATCACGTACTGAATATTTTTCAGTAGATTCACATCCTAATATGAAAGTAGTGGACGCTGTATGTATGAGCATAGCAATACCATTCGTGATTTCCGCCGTAAAATATAAAGGAATGTTATACACAGATGGAAGTACTCGTGAACTTTATCCTCTAACCCCATTTATAGATAAAAACCCAGAAAAAATAATATGTTTTAAGTTGAAAAGTAAAGAAATATTTATAGAAAATATTTCAAACATTAAACAATATATCTGTGGTATGCTCAGTTCCGTTGTTCAGTTACCAGATACAAATAGAATTAAACTAGGTAAGCTCATACAAATTGATATGGATATTGATTATTGTTATAAATGGAATATGACTCACGAAGACAAATTGCGTTTATATGTGAAAGGTCTATCCTCATAATTTTTTTTGTAATATTATAACAATATGGATGCATGTGATCCTGAATATGACGCGAAAAACATAAACAAGTTTTTAAAGATTCAAACTGGGCGAAAATTAAATATTTCCAGGGAGCGTCTATGTGAGATAAGTAAACAGATTAAAGCTAATAAACTCCCTTTACCACCGCTTGTACTCACTCGTGACAAAAGTATGATGATAGATGGTAAACAACTTTTTACACAAAAGGATTTTAAAAGGTTATTTAATGCTTCTACGAATCTCACTGTTTATAAAAAACTCGCTATTAAATCCGGATTAAGTGAAGTCGATAAATCAAGAGATGAATTGAAGAGTGCCATAAGAAGAAGACTCAAAAATATGAAAATTAGAGAACCCATTATACTTACTTCTAGACGTCAAGAAATAGTGATAAGAAACAGTAAATCTGCTAACATCAATAACAATACACCTAGAGCCAATAATAACTCTTCTAACAATACATATAGAGCCAATAATAACTCTTCTAACAATACACCTAGAGCCAATAATAACTCTTCTAACAATACACCTAGAGCCAATAATAACTCTTCTAACAATACACCTAGAGCCAATAATAACTCTTCTAACAATACACCTAGAGCCAATAATAACTCTTCTAACACACGCATTAATAACAATACACTTAGAGCCAATAACTCTTCTAGCACACGCGTCAATAATACGACTACTACCACGAATTCTCGAACTTCAAGTGATAATACCGTGTTAGCGACTACAGTCAATAATATTACGCGTAATTTAGCTAGAAAAAGACATTTAGAAAGGATGAAACGATTCTCTGGGGGGTCTATAAATAATCGATCATATACCAATGTTAATCAAGAAGTTAGAAGAACGCCATCTTCTAGAAATACTAATCGGCAAATAGTTAGTCAGCCATCTTCTAGAAATACTAATCGGCAAATAGTTAGTCAGCCATCTTCTAGAAATACTAATCGACAAATAGTTAGTCAGCCATCTTCTAGAAATACTAATCGACAAATAGTTAGTCAGCCATCTTCTAGAAATACTAATCGGCAAATAGTTAGTCAGCCATCTTCTAGAAATACTAATCGGCAAATAGTTAGTCAGCCATCTTCGTCGAATACTAATAACGTGAAAAACATTCTAAAAACATCTAATAAATCATTCTTTTTTTTCAAACGAGGACCTTTAGGAAAATTTAAACCAGAAAAAATTATGAAATTTGCGAAAAGTGCTGGATTTAGTAACGACGAGGCTGATAAATTAGTAAAACAATATACAAACCGCTTGATAACAGATAATCAAGTGTTATCAAAACTAAAAAAACCAACTATAGAACAGATGCGTAAACGTATAGAACTCATTGTAAATGATAAAAATTTACAAGACAAATATATAAATGCATATACATCTGGCGCTCTTAACGATAAGAATATATTACAACAGGCTACACAGTATCGTAACCAAAAAATAAAAAATATAGAACGTGCTAAACTGGCAAATAAAAGCAATGCTAATCAAGCCATACGTAGGTTAGCAGAACAAATGAAAAAATTGGAGAAAGAACGACAATATGGTAATACAGAAAACATGCGTAATTTATATTTAGAATTACAGTATAAACAAAAAAGGGCTCATGTCGATCACATTGCTAAACAGTATGAATTAGAACAACAGTTATCTAAGTTCACTGAAACAAATAAAAACGACATATTGAAACAAGAACTTCTTAAGAAAATTACAGAATTGGAAGAGTCTGTAAAAACAAAAGGTACGGAAAACATGAAAACAGAACTCAATCTTCTTAAAATCCAAACTGATCCTAAACGGTTAGAACTTAAAGTATTAAGTAATGGTCTTACAACAGATTACAACCCACGAATTTTTTCATCAGATTTTAACTACGAATCTTTAAAGAAAGAAATTACGCTAGATAAAGAAAAAACTCGTCTTCTAAACATTGTAAAAAATAACCCTACTGATAAAGCTGAATTAAATGAAATACAAAACATATTAACATTACAAAAATTTGAAGAAAGAATTAAAACACTTCAAAAAATGAAGAATAGCGCTAAAAGTGAGCTAACTGGATTAGGCATTGTATTCAATAATGCCGATCTTAATAAGGCCGCTAACAATCAACAACTTCAAAATATAGTTAAACGTATTAAGAAAGCTGACGAAGAAAAGAAGGCTAAAAACGCAATGAAGGCTGCGGAACTTCAAAAAATGAAGAATAGCGCTAAAAGTGAGCTAACTGGATTAGGCATTGTATTCAATAATACCGATCTTAATGAGGCCGCTAACAATCAACAACTTCAAAATATAGTTAAACGTCTTAAGAAAGCTGACGAAGAAAAGAAGGCTAAAAACGCAATGAAGGCTGCGGAACTTCAAAAAATGAAGAATAG